GCCGGTCAGACGACGTAAGCAATGGCATTCAAATACTCTGATCGCGTAAAGGACACGTCGAGCGGAAACGCCACGCTTCCCAGTATGTACCTCAACATGCCGGTCGATTGATCCATCCAGATTTTAACGGGAGAGGTCCATGCCTAAATATGCGGCGCTGAAGACGGAGATTGCGAAGGCCGATTATTCCGGCATGACGGACGAGCAGATCATCGCCGCCGTCAACGCCAAAACAACGCCGGTCGCAAATCCAATCTCCGGCCAGACGGTCAAGCAATACATGATCCGTCGCGGCATTCTCGGCGCCGCATCCATCTACTCCGACAACACGACCAACGCGGCTGAGTTGAGGGCGGCGTGCCGGGCCGTTGTCGATTCGCTGTTGCATGATGCGTTCGCAGAGTTTGATCTAGGCGATACCGTCGCGAAAAGCGACATTGACGGCTTTTGCGCCGCGCTCATTTCCGCTGGGTGCATGACGGCCGATCAACAGACCGAACTATACTCCATGCAGAATGTCCCGACCTCATGGTTCTCCATCAACGTAGGTATCCCATCGGTTTCGCAACCTGATCTTGATCTGGCGAGGGCCGCGTAATGGCAAATCTACTCAAACGCACGGCGCAAAGCTGGGTTGAACTCACGACCCTTGAAGCCGCGCTTCAGAGCCTCGCCACAGGGTCTACGGCGACATCGGAAGCCATCGACAACAGCGGCGGGCTGTACCCCGAACTTGAGCTGTCGCTCATTCTGGCGAGCTTCACGCCGTCTGCCACTTTCCCCTATCTGGAAGTGCATGTGCTTCCGATCACCGAAGACGGAACGAACTATGCCGACGTAACGCCGTCGACGTATAAGACCACGTTACAGATGGCGACCGGTGCATCGGCCAAATATCTTACCACGGCGCGCCTCGCCGTTCCGGCCAGCAATTTCAAGATCGCTATTGTCAATCAGTCCGGGGCAACGCTCGCAGCCAGCGGTCACGGCGCAAAGTATTCGCTCTCGACCCTTAACCTGAACGGATAACGCGATGTTTCGCGGTTCCTACGCCGCAGGATGGCCGCCCCCGGCTCACGCCAAGCCGGACAACAGGCCGTTAAGGCTATCCGCGCGCGCGAGGGAATTGGGCTGCATCGCGGCAATTCTGCCCGGCGCGCACGGAGGCCGTCAGCAATACGTCATCGGTGCCGATGGTTGGCTAACCTCCGTCACTGGGACACCAAGCCTGATCTCAACGGAGGCCGGTTACGCGCTCGCGACCACATCGACAGCGCGGGTAAGTGGCGTTCTTTCAATCCCCGCACCGAACGGGGATGCACAGAACCTGTCCATCGTTGCGCGGGTAAAATCCACGCATGCGGTGACCGCAGATGAAATGGCCGTTTGCGTTGGCTCATCCACCACCGGTCGAGAGGTCGCCGTTGGCTTTGGCTCCGGCGGCGTAACGAGCGGCTTCATCGTCACGAACAACGGGGTGGGTTCCACAGACGGCAATGTGCGCGATGATTTCGTAACACTCGGCGTGACGCGAACAGCATCAGTAGTCAGCGTCTGGGAAGATGGAGCGAAGATAGCACAGACAGGTGTGGCTGGCACGCTGGCATACACCGGGACCGTCGCCATCTATCTCGGCAGTTACCGCGACGGCACACGGCCATTCACCGGAAACATTGCGTGGGTTTTCGTTTTTGCCCGCGCTCTTACGAATGCCGATCATTGGCTGGCCGCCAACGAGCCGTGGACGCTGCTTGAGCCTGACACCGATCTCCTTAGCAGCGCCGTACCGAGCGCTGGCGGCACAACAATATCGCTTGATGTGGTGTCGGCCATTTCATTTGTTTCGGCCATTACGACGACTCCTCGCATTCTCACAGCACTAAACGGTTACGTAGCAAACGACACGATTTCGTCGGTTGAATTATCGGCAACGGCAAACGGAGATACAGCCGCACGCATTGGGTTTTTATCTGGTCAGATAATTGATCTCATAGTTCCAGCGGCAACCATGACCGCTCTCAATTCGGATGGCGCAAGCGTAATTGATTTTCTAGAGAATATATCGTCCGACAAAATATCTCCCGTCGAATTTGGAGCGTCAGTCGTTGGCGACAAAGTATTCCTGGTGGAATCAGGACGCGGAGTACGAGGGGAACAGCTTTCGCCAACCCAGATATTGGGCTCAGTACAAAAGACCGATAGGGCTCCTCTCGAATGGGCCGGAACGGTCGTTGTGTCGCTATCTGCGGACCATGTTGTTCCGGTCGATTTCACGACCTCTATCCGATCCGACATTGTACCGCCAGCCGCTACGCTTACCTCGCTCAACGGCAGGATAACCGTTGCCGATGAGACTGGCGCACTGCTGCGTTCCGATACCGTTGCCTCACAAGAGTTCGGGCTTGGAATCGGCAGAACGTCACGGACACCGGATGAAATCGGGGCTGGAGTTCGTTCCGACGCTATAGCGCCCACGGAATGGTCTGGCACAGTTGTCATAAGCATAAACGGCGACACGGTTTCGCCTATTGAATTCGGGACTGGCGTAAGGAACACGACGAGAAGTGCCGCTGCGCTCATCAGCAACTTGCGGACAGACAGCATCGTCAATGCCGACACTCTCTCCAAGTTGGTGAGGGATGTTCTTGGCATTGTCGATACGGCCATTACCGCCCGCTACACATTCCGGGCACCACTTGAAATCGAGGCATCGGCCGGAAGTTCATCGCGCATCCGCATCGAGTGGACAAGCGATTCACCCGTTCTAATTGCCAAGGTCAATCTGCAGGCAACGCAGGTAACGATTTCTCTCAAGGCGACCGACGCACAGCTGTACCTGAAAGCATTGAGCAACACGGATTTGTATCTGAAGGCGGGACTTGACCAATGACGGCAATATCCCAGGATTTCACCATATACGCGGGCGATGACGTAACGCCGATCTTCACGCTCACGAATGCGGCTGGCACGCCGATTGATATTTCGTCCGTCACGGAAATCACATGGACGGTGCAGCGCGATCTTTCGTCCGCCGCCGTTCTTACCAAGCTAAAATCGACGGGCGGCATCGTCTTCGTCACGGACGGAACGAACGGACAATTCAAGGTTATCGTATCTGCCGGCGATACGGCTTCGCTGGACGACTACTATATCCACGAAGCGACGATCACGGATTCGTCCAATAAGACATCGACGGTCGCCACAGGGCGGATACAGGTAGGCAGAAAGCCTTTCTGGTCATACTCCGGCGATCCATCAACCTCTACCAAGGACGCCATACGCTTTGTCCTTGGCGATATTCTGGTCAAAGACCCGTTGGTCAACGATAACGAGATTGCCTACGCCTATTCGGCCAAGGGCTCTGTGTACGGCGCAGCGGCGATGTTGTGCCGGTCTCTGTCATCCCAATATGCCCGCCTTGTCGATACGGTCGATAGGGAACTGAGAACGTCCTACAGCTCGAAGTCTGCGAATTTCCTTCGCATGGCAATCCAATTCGAGCAGCAGGCGGCGATTGTCTCAGGTGCAATGCCATATGCAGGCGGCATCAGCGTTTCGGACAAGAACGCACAGGTGAGTGACACAGATAGGGTCGCCCCACAGTTCAACATCGGGTTGATGGACAATTTGTTTATGCCAGTTGCCCCTGCGGGAAATGAGACAACCGCACCGTCATCTGATCCTACCGAGAGCGCACAATGATTTCGGTTGAGGTCCAGAACGCCGAACAGGTCACAGAGTTTGTCGGGAATATCCCGCAGCGTGTGAGAAGGCGGCTGATGGATGTTGTTGGTACGCAAACAGCCCAACTACGCGAGACGGCAAAGGGGAAAATCGGGTCGCTATTCAAGTCTGGTCGCGGCCCTCTTTATCAAAGTATCCGAAGCACGACTTACGAAGAAACCGACGTCTCTATCTCTGGCACGGTCGGCAGCGATGGCCTTCCTTATGCCCGCATACAGGAATATGGCGGCACGACACCGCCGCACGTCATCCTTCCCAAGAACGGCAACGTTCTGGCCTTTCCTGGCAAGGACGGGAAGATGGTTTTCGCCCGCAAGGTGAACCATCCGGGGTCTCGCATCCCATCGCGTTCCTATCTGAGGTCCAGCCTTGCCGAACGCAGGCTTGAAATCATTGGGGCGATCAGAACAGCAGTTTCAGACGGGATTGCAGCATGAGCACGCGCGAGCAGATTTACGGCGCGCTGTTCTCCCTGCTTTCGACACTCGGCCCTTACAAGACGGACGGAACAGGCGGTAACGACACGTTCAAGACCGTCACCCGCGAAGTGCAGGAAGTCCAGACGATTCCTAACGACGCCCAGCCCGTACTCATGCAGTACGAGATGGACGAAGAGAACTCGCCGGACCCGAACCGCCCAACCAAGCGCACATGGGAATGTTGGCTGATTATCGGGGCCACCACGCAGAAGGGCACGCCCGGAGCGACAGTTATCAACCCGCTGATAGACGCCGTGGAAGCCGTTCTCTCGCCGTCTGTGGGCCAGCCGTTTCAGACATTGAACGGCACGACGTTTTCCTGCCGCGTCCGCAAGGTCATCAAGGACATTGGCGACAATAGCCCGGCCGAATACCGGCAGGCAGCAGCATCAATTCAGGTCGAAATCTTATCGGCCACTTACTGAGGATGGACATGAAGGACGACCTAAAACCGCAAGAGCCGGAAGCGCCCAAGGCGGGAAAGCACGATGAACTCGTGGACAAGTGGTTTGGCGATCACTTCCCAAACAGCCCCGTTGCGCGTGACACCGAAGCATACAACCACGCTCAAAAGGCCCGAGACGACCTGAAGAAACGTCTCTCTGAAATCTGAGGCACAAGCCTCCCAACACCTAACCGATCTCTCGCCGTGAGGCGACAGAACCCACTGATGGAGAATCCCAAATGGCTTTTGCCGTTTTCGGGCCGGGCTCGCTTTACGTCACCCGCACCGATCTTACCAACCAAACGCCGGTCAATATCGGCTATTCCAACGAATTCAGCATGGATCTTGCTGGCGATACGAAAGAACTCTACGGCCAGAACCAGTATCCGCTAGCCGTTGCGCGCGGAACGATCAAGGCGACTGGCAAGGCGAAGGCCGCTGTCATGTCCGGCCTTGCGCTCAACGCCGTGTTCCATGCCGGGTCGTTCACCGCCGGTCAGTTGCGTATGGCGCAGAACGAAGCCGGGACTGTCCCGACTACGCCGTTCACGATTACGGTTGCGAATTCGGCCACGTTCGATACCGATCTCGGCGTTGTCAATGCCTCGACCGGCATTCCGATGACGAAGGTCGCGTCTGCCCCGGCAACGGGACAGTATTCGGTTAGCGCGGGCGTTTACACCTTTGCGTCTGCCGATACGACCAAGGCTGTTCTTATCTCTTATGCCTATACGCTCGCGGGCTCCGGTCAGAAGCAGACCATCGTCAACACACCGATTGGTACGACCCCGACCTTCCAGCTCGACTACACAACGAGCCTGAACGGCAACCCGTATTACCTGCGCTTCTTCGCGGCTGTCTCTTCGAAGCTCACGCAGCAATTCAAACTTACCGATTTCATGATGCCGGAAATCGACTTTGGCATTTTCGCCAACGCAGCCGGCAATGTCTACACGGCCTCTTACGCCGATCTTGGCTAAGAGTTGAATTAAGAGGGCAAAATGAAAATCACGCTTGCAGGAACCGAATACGAAGTCCGACCGCTGACGTTGCGGCAGATACGCGATATTGCAGCTTCAACGTCAGCGGCTCTGGACGAAGTGAAGGACAGAAAGTCTGGAACCAAATTGAATTGGGATAGGCAGGTAGAGGTTGTCTCTACCGCTCTTTCCAGAGACTATCCCCAAGTAACGCCCGAATTCATTCTCGAACTTGAAATTGACTATCGAGACATCTTTCGGGCGAACGACGCCATTCTTGAGTTCTCCGGGCTCCTGACGAAGGAAAAAGCGCCGGGGGAAGCCCAGGCGGAAGCGGCATAGACTGGGGATTCATTTACGGTCGATTGGCGACGGTCTGTGGTTACACAATCTCTGAAATCGACGAAATGACGCTTCCGCAAGTACACGAGCTTTTCAACTACTGGCGTGATTACCCACCGCTTCACGAAATGGTGAAGGCTTACCTCGGCATCAAAAAACCTCTCTCCATGAAAGAGGAAATCGCCCAAGGCGCAATGAGCCCGGAAGAGTTCGCGGATTGGTTCAAGCGAACTGGCGGTAAGTTGGAAGGTGTCGGGCCTATCAGCCAGTGACGCCGGTCTTTACATCGGTGTTTGATGTGCTCGCCTGATACCCAGTCAGTATCCCGTTCTTGTCGAAAGTGAACGAGACTGAGGTTGCGGTAGCGTTTGCGCCTCCCGCAAGCACTCCAACAATCGGGACGAAATCAACGGCCTTCGGAGAGGTGCGTACATAAGTGTACACGTCAATCCGAACTCCGGTGTCAGTGACGGACGTTGCGTTGGGTGGCCCAAGTTTGGCTATCACCTGAGATTCGGTGGTTACCCCTTTTTGAAACCCCGAAATGTCCCCCTCGGTGACTTTAGTACCGCCTGAGACGCAGCCAGCCAGAATCAGGGCTGAAGCCGCTAAAGCCAAGTATTTCCTAAGCAAAACACATTCCCTCCAAACAGAAACGTGCCTCTGTCAACGCACGATATAGACCATAGGTAGGCGATGGCGTCCAGCGATACAACTGTCGAAGTCAAAATCTCGGCTACGCTGGACCCCTCCCTGCAGGCCAGCACGGCTGCTGCCAAAGCGCAGATTAACGACCTGTCGGCCACGTCAACGGCCAGCGCCCAGCAAATGGCGGCGGCGCTTGCTGCCACTGGCGGCGACTTGTCTAAGGTCACGCCGGAAATGCTTGGTCTTGGTGCGGCGACTACCGCAACCGCCGAAGCAACGGCAACTGCCGCAAGCACCATGACGGCTGCCCGCGCGGCAACGGACGGGTTGACAGTTTCGACCTCGCGTCTTTCCCGCGAAGCGGTGGTTTTGACCAGAGAGTTGGTGGCTGGAAATTATTCTCGCTTACCGGGGTCATTAATTGTCCTTGGTGAAGCGTTCAGCGGGCTTTCCATAACGATGCTTGCCGCCGCTGGCGCAGGCGCGGCTGTGGTAGCCGGTCTCGCTTACATGGAATACGAGTCGCTTGTCTCCCAAAAGGAACTCGACAACCTAACTGAATCGTTCCGTATGACGGGGCGCGGGGCGCAGTTCACAAGCGACAATATCAGCTACCTCAGAGATTTTTTTGAACAATTGCCCGGCGTATCAAATGACGCGGCCACAGCATTCTTAAAATTTGCTTCTGTAAACGCTGACGTAAACAGCGTGCTGACAAATCAGGTCGGGCAACTTCTTCCCGCATTTGTCGATATGCACGGGAAGCAAGCACCAGAAGCCGCCGGAAAACTTCTGAAGGCCCTCAGCGATCTCTCGGAAGAAGGATTCCGCAAGCTCGATGACGAGCTTCTGAATCTATCTCCGACTGAATACGAAACAATCGAAAACCTGATTAAGACTGGCGATACCGCGAAAGCTGTCCAGCGTATTCTCGCTGACCTGTCTGCACAAAGCGGCATATACATTAAATCGCTCGGCGACCAAGTTTACGACACCGAACAAAAGATAAAGCACCTCAAGGAAGTCCTAGAAAGTGGCGCGCTCGAATCTGGTAGCGCATATGCTGCAATGGCGGCAGAACTCGCAAAGGCACAGCAGGCGCTTGCCAACCTCCGCAGCCAGGAGGCCCAACAAGGGCGGCAGGGCGCTGACCAACACTATAAGGACCAATACAAGGACGCAGAAAAGCTGAATGAAAGCCTCGATAAGCAGGGGCAAATAACAAAGCAGATCGCGACCTACCAAAACGACTTGAATGAAGCCCGCAAGCGCGGTGACAGTGCAGGGGTTGCTCAATTTACACAGGCCATCGCCAATGAACAGGCCAAGCTCGCGGAACAGCAAGTTTCCGCCAATGAGAAAATCTACAGAGATTTCGTCGCCAAGGAAGACGCTAAGGCGCAAGCGTTTAAGTCCGGCGCTCAGCAGCGCATCACGATAGCGCAACAAGAGGCCGACAAAGCGGCCCAGCTATTTGGAACGGAATCATCCCAATACGCTCAAGCGATGGGAAGACTTGCGGCGGAAAAGCGCCAAGCGGCACAACAAGGCTTGCAGGCGCAGAAGGAAGCGGATCGTAAAGAGGTTGAGGCTCTAGACCAATCCATACGGGAGATGTCGCGCATCCGGGCGCAGGATTTGGACACGGACTTACGCATTGGCCAGATGCGTATTCAGGCCGAGAAAAGCACACTCGATCAGCAATTGCGGTTGCACCAAATAACCGCCGAAGAGAGATACGCAATCCTCGCGGAGCTTACAAAGAAAGAGGCGGCGCTAGAAGTTGACCGTTTGCAGCAGGACCAAAAGGACAACGCCTCCAACGTCCAAATTTATGATGCTGACGCACAGAAAATTCGGCTCATAAACGAGAAACTGGAAGAAGACCTTGCGGCGCTAAAGCTGCAAGAGACCATTGATGTTCAACAGCAGCTTCAAGAACAGGCGCGCGCTTATAGGTCAATGGTACAGGAGATTACGGGTGCTGAAAGGCAACTCATCTCCAGCATACTTCAAGGTCGCCGGGGGCTAACGAACAGCCTCCTTCAATTCATCGGAACACTGCTTCAGAGAGAGATCGAGGCGGACGCCACCTATCTTACAAAGCGCCTGTTTTTTACGCAGGCGGAACTTGCCGCACAAAAAAGCTCTGAGACGGGTGGGCTTTTAATTCACCTTCTGGCGCAGCAACAGCAAACGCAGGCGACCGCGACGAATGTTGCGACACGCAAAGCATTAAACGCCACAGAGAATACCGACTTTCTTTCAAAGATACCCGGCCTCGTGGCGCAATGGCTTGGGTTTGAAACGGCCAAGACAGCCGCCACGGCAACGGGGGCAGCCACAAGAACTACTGCCGAAGCAACTGCCGCAGTGACCGGCAACGCGCTAATGATTGCTGCCGGTGCCGGACAGATTGCTGTTGACGCGGCAGTCGCGGCTGCCGGTGCATATGCCGCTACGGCGATGATTCCATATGTTGGGCCAATTATCGCGCCCGCTGCCGCTGCGACTGCTTATGGCGCGGTCATGTCGATGGAATCAGGTCTTGCGCTTGGTTCTGCCGAAGGCGGGGCATGGGAGGTTGGCGGCGGTCTGTGGCAACTGCATCCCGAAGAGAGCGTGCTTCCGGCTAATGTCGCCAATCCTATGCGCGACTTCTTTGAGGGTGGCAATGCCGGAAACGGTGGCGGCGTAACCATCAACAACAACATCAGCGCAATGGACGGCCGCAGCGTTGTTAAAA